CAAGTGATTCAATAATGCTACAGTATATCGCCACAAAAGTAATGAAGGAACTAGATTTGAAGAAGTATAAAATTTTTGTTAATGTGGGGAACTATCACGATAATAGGCAACTTAGTCAAGATAATAAAAATAATGCAACAGTTCAAGCAAACATAAAGTTTTTAGAGGTATTATATTGAATATTAAAGCTCCTTATTAGATTCAAATTAGAGAGTTTTGATACTAGATTTCTAGATTTATTTCTAATCCCAATAAAATGCTGTCTTTTCGCTAAGTTGAAAAAGAACCAAAGTGTTAATAAGGTTTTATATTAGACTAATTGGCAGTATGTTAATAACTAGAAAATTGTTGATAACTGTACAAAATTTTGTCTTGTGTACTACTGTAGTACCTCATATCTTTGATATAGAAAAAAAAGAGGGAGATGCTAATCTCCCTCAAAAGGCAACAGGATTGGACCCTGTTTCATTATTTGTCGATAACATCAAGAATCTTTTGGAAGGACTCTTGATTGGACTGCTAAGGACAAAGTAACGTCACGTGTTTGAACCTTATTTTTGGGATGTTAAAGCATCCCATTTTTATTTTAAAGAACCTTGTCAAATATGCCTCCTTTATAATTGCTAAATTACCGCTGCTAGTAACTTATTGCAAGAGTAAAATTTTAAGTTTATTAACATTTAACATCATAGTTATTAACTTATACGTATCTGCCTGATATTAAGTATGTTAATACTGGTTTAAACATAAAACTAACATATATTTATCATATCAGGCCAATTTCCAATATTACACACATTTTAGACAACATATCATCTAATTACCTGAATATGTGTAGCTTAATTAACCTTTAATCCGATACAACTTATAATCGAACCGATCATCTGCACCACGCGGGAAGTGGACAAAGATCATCCTGGAAAATCACTTCTATGCCATTCATAATGTCTCCTTATGAACCTATAAAGTTGATGGAGGCAAATTATATTGATTAAACAATTAAGATTTCTTACCTTAGAGACAGTTATGATTAAGTGTTTCTGAATGGATATAATGAATTCTCTAAGATGAGACGAAAATATAAGAATGAGATATTCCATTTATTGCTCTCCTCTAAATATGGAATAGATAAGTTTGAGATGAAAGAAAAGGAACAGCTATCGGCTGATTCATTATTTGGTGATAAAATCGAAGTTAAGAATACACCACTTTTTTTTGTTATAAGAAATGCTAAAGAAAGCTTCGAATTATTTGATTATTACTTTAACAGATATGCTCCAGATTTTCCGATTTCTGGTGCTTTCCCTCCACAAGGATTTATGAGTTTTGATAAAGTCAAAGAAGGTTTAAAGAATTGGCTAGATAATACGCTTAATGAATATCTCACGGACCAACAAGAACCCGACTTGTGGGAGGAATTTAAAACTGGTAATAAGACGATCAATTTAAACGAAATTGATTTTGAAAATCAATCTAGTTTTTCGTTCGAAGAGAAGAAGCAAATAGAACTTTCCTTAAATGAATTGAAATTCCTTATACAGACAAATTTAAAAACGACAAAGGAAGAACAAGAAATCGTTAATAAAAGATTGGATTATTTGATTGAGGCAAGTAAACGGTTGAATAAATTTGATTGGAAAGGTCTTGCGTTATCAACTCTTTTTAGTATCTCAATTGCTCTATCATTAGACACTGAACAGGGTCATTTGTTATTTGAACTATTTAAGAAAGTATTTGCGATAGTTAAATCGTTGATTGGATAAAATCTGTACCTAAAGTGATTATGATCCTTGTTTCTTCAAGAAATTACTCATATTGAAAGGCTTCCACATAGGACGCCTTTTTTGTTTTGTTATTATAGAGTGACAAGACTTACATAAGGACATTAAGTTGTTATAGTCTAATGCATTATCCATAGTCGGTAAGTCGGCAACATCAATGATGTGGTGCACCTCTGTTGCAGGGACTAACTTCTCTTTCTTCAAACATTCCTCACATAAAGGTTGTGTTTGAATCTTATAGAGTCTTAATGCTCTCCATTCTGATGATATGTAAAAGGATTGTCTGCCTTCTCTCGTCCTTAGATTGAGGTCTCTCATTAACAAAGAATATTTTCTTTATATATCCTTTATCAATCATCAAAAATTTAAGGGGCCATCTTCAAATGATAAAAAAATCTTAAGACCGGATATCATCGGTCTATTTACGTACATCATACAGCACTTTTGTGCAATTGTCCCCGAAATTCCTGAAGTATATACAGGGTTACACTTGATGTTATGAACCCTATTATTCAGATAATCTGATGAATATATACTAAAATAACATCAACAATGACCATAACTGAAAAAATTAAAAATGCAATGGGTGATGACTATTCACCTATTGATGATTTAGCGATAGAAAGAATTGGATTCTACTATGAAATTTATATGCAAGCATACGCACATATAAAATCTGAAGGATATAGACGACCAGTTGCAAATTTACCTGAAGGTGTTAGGCCTGAAAGAAATGCTAGATATTATATGAACCTAGCATTCCAAACAATGAATGATTGTGCAAAACATATACGTGCCGACCTTGAACTATTGGGACTTTCAAAGAAAGGTAAGAAGATTGAAATCACAAGTAAGATTGACACAGGGTTGACATTACTTGAACAAATGAACGGACTTCCAGATGAATAGAGATGACATAAGTCTAAACGGTTATGTTGATAGATGCTGGGACAAAGTTTATGAATATAGAGATGGGATATCAAATGGTTCAATAATAGTCAATAAGTATATGAAATCTGTAGTTAGATGGTTCGTTGAATCACCTGAATATGAGATTAAGACCAAAAAAGTAGATCGAATTTTCAGATTTCTTTATCTCATAAACATAGCATACGATGAAGAAGGTTACAAACGTATAGAATTACTCCCCTGGCAAGCATACCTAATCGCTATGATATTTGGTATGTATCATAGAGGTACAAACAATCGTAGATTTTCAGAATCATTCACATTTATGGGTAGAGGAAATGGGAAAACAACATTAGGCGTTGCACTTTCTCTATACTTTCTTTTGGGGTATAATCAAATCAGTCCTGAATCAGTAATCATTTCTACAGTAGAAAACAGAGCAAAAGTTATAAAGGATTTGCATAAAACTGTTATGCATTCACCTGAACTTCATCAGTTTCTGCATTTCAATAACGGCGCAGTAATGTTGAATAGTTACGATGCCAATATTAAGAGAGGTGATAGACCAATTAAAAGATTAAATGATGTTGGAGGCATAAAAGTAGTACCTAATAATGATGAGAAACTTGATGGTTTAGAATTAGTTCTGGCTTTCATCGATGAGATCCATTTATTAAATGATGAAAAAGTATTTCGAAATGCTCAAAAAAGTGCTGGTAAAAGGAAAGATTCCTTAGTAATGTTAATCAGTACTGCCGGTTATTCTTCAACAGGATTTTGTGTTGACTTGGTAGACCGAGCAAAGAAAGTTGCATTGGGTGAGATTAAAGATGAAAAGTTTCTTCCGTTCCTATATTGTCTTGATAAAGAAGATGACCCAGAAGATTTTGGTAATGAAGATTTGTGGCATAAATGTAATCCTTCATTAGGAAAAACATTGACTTTAAGACGTATTGCAGAATATCATAATGATGCAATAAACTCACCAAAAGCAAAAGCGGATTTTATAACAAAAACTCTTAACGTATTTATTGACTACAATGAATATGAGGTTGTAAGTGCAGAAGACTTTAGAAAAGCAACCAAGAAGATTGATTTAGAAAAATGGCAGGGCAAGGATTGCTATTTAGGCTTAGACTTAAGTAAGAGCAATGACTTGAGTTCACTCGTATGTCTTTTCCACGATGAAGAAAACAATATGTGGGAATTTCTACCTTATTATTGGGTTGGAAACGATTCCAAGTTATTCAATAGAAAGACTGGTGAGAACCTTGAGAAATGGATTAACCGAGGTTATATCACAATGTGCGATTCAAAGGACATTGATTACACACTCATAGTTAAAAAAATAGAGGAACTATCACATCAATTTAACATCGTAGGTATTGGTTATGATAACTATGGATGGAATTTATTTAACAAGTATTTAAAAGAGGTTGACTGCGGAGAAAAGTTCGTAGTAAAACAACATACTTCAGGTATGGCAGCACCTTTATCAGACATTCTTATGTCATTCATTTCTGGTAGAATAATCTTTAGCGACAATCCGGTAATGTTATGGAACTGGAAGAATGCTAGAATAAGACAATCTGATAGTAACGGAAACTTAAAGATTTGGAAGAATGAGAGTAAAGATAGTGTTGACGGTGCAGTTGCGATGAACGATGCAATGGCATTATACTATCATAGAAATTACGATCCACAACCAGGTGCCCCAATAATTTAATGAATATATAAGATATAAAATAACTCAATATAGATGTTTGAAAAATTTACAAGCAAATTTGGATTTAATAAAGGAATTAAACCACTGAAAGAAGGTACTATAGATAAACAAGTTACAACAAATTTAACTGATACTGCAAATTGGGTTAGTCCAAGATCATATTCCGTTAATGGGGGATTTAACTACTATGATGATTCAATGTTCAAAAATATTTCCACTGTTTATATATGTGCAAAAATATTAGCAAATACGTTGTCTCGACTACCTATTAACATATATGTTGATGACAACGGATACAGATATGAAGATTATAAAGACCCTCGATATTTTTTACTTCACCATCAACCTAATAACATTTTAGATTCATACCACTTTTGGAATTATCTAGAATTACAGAGAAATATAAGTGGAAATTCATTTGCTCTTATACATCGACAGTTCGGAGGTATGCCAACATCTTTTGAAATTATTCCTTGCTCTTGGGTTATTAATTATGAAGAAGTAGAAGGTATACTATTTTATAATATCAACTACAAAGGCCAATTTATAAAAGTAGCAAGCAAAGATATTCTTCATTTTAGAGACATAACCAAAGATGGAATTTGGGGTATTTCACCAGTTGAAGTATTAAAAATGAATGCCAGCATATCTTATAAGGCACTCTCAACAGTAAACAGTTTATATGATAAGGATGGGAGAACAACTAAAGTTTTGAAACCAGCATCAACTGCTACATCTATTGGCGACAAGACTAAATATGAAGAATTAATTAAGAAAGTTAGAGAATCTGTTAGCGGTTATGAGCAGGCAGGAGAATGGTTAGTAATTCCAAGTAATATGGAACTACAGGAACTTTCATTGAAAGTTGATGATGCATTATTTCTTTCTACTGTTAAGTTCAGTGCGGGGCAAATAGCTTCTTTTTATGGAGTTCCTCCAAACTTAGTTGGATTATTTGAGCAATCTAAGTTCAATAATGTTGAACAAATGCAATTAAATTTTATTACCGAATCATTCTCATCAACAGCAAAGATGTACCGAAGAGAATTAGAGAAGAAACTATTATTCAAAGATGAGATAATTGCTAGAAAAAGTATTGAATTTAATCTTAGAGCAATGGTAGAAACAGATCATAAGACTAGAACTGATATCCTATTAAACGAAGTAAAATCTGGTGTTAGAACTATTAATGAATACAGAAAAGTTGAAGGCTTACCTCCTGTTGACGGTGGGGATACACTTCTTACGTTTAATCAAAACACAC